GTAAAAACGAAATTACTTGATATTTGGTGCGATTCTGAATTTACGTGGATTCAAGACGATATTATTGTAAATTCAATGCAACATATTGACATTTGGCAATTTAGGGATGAATATTGCTATGTTGGGATTGACTTGGCCAGCGTCAGCGACTTGACAGCCGTTACATTGTTGTTTGTCCGAGGCGAAAAGCACTATTTCAAGACAATATATTACATTCCATCCGAAGCCCTAAAGACCAAACAGAATAGGGAAAAATACCGCTATTGGCAACAAGTGGGCGATTTGAAGGTCATAGAAGGCAATGTTACGGACTATTCCGTTATACTTCAAGACCTTATCGAAATAAACAAGGTTTGTCCCATAATTTTAATTGCCTATGATGCTTATAATAGTACACAATTCATAATTGATTGCACCAACGAAGGGTTCAATTGTTCCCCATTCTCACAAGCATTGGGAAGTTTCAACAAGCCCATGAAAGAGTTCGAGAGAATGACATACAAGGGCGACATAATAATTGACCAAAACGAGGCCACAAGGTATTGTTTTTCCAATGTTGAGATTAAGACGGATTTCCACGGCAATTGCAAGCCATTCAAGAAGGATATGGCGGACGCAAGGAAAATAGATGGAGTTATCGCAATGCTTATGGCCCTTGGCGGATACCTTACGCATCCAGAGTTGCAGTATTCCGAGGCGGTATTGGTTGGTTGATTTTCTGACAGATTTGGCGATTGATATAAAAATCAATCATTTATGGGATTATTAAGGGATTTGTTCGGCAAAACCGAGAAAAGGAGCGTCTATGACGGTGCAATGTTTTCGGACAGCCTATTATATTGTCCTTCAAGTAGTTTCGTAACGGCAAATGCAATGAAAATTTCAGCGGTTCACAGAGCCGTTGAATTGATTTCTTCGTCTTGCGGAATACTACCAATCAACCTATATAGGAAGGACGGAAAAGGAAAGGAAAAGATAGAGAATGAATTGAGTTGGATTGTAAACAACGAGCCAAACGAGGTGCAAACAAGGTACACGTTTTTCAAGCAAGTAGTTTACGATGCCCTATTGTATGGCAACGCTTATGGGCTTATCATAAGGGATGGCACGGATGTAAAGGAAATCCGATATATTCAACCCCAATATGTGGTCATCAAGTACGACAGAGCCACAAACAAAGTTGTCTATGACATCAACGGATACGGCACAAGGCAATCATACGAGGTTCTGCATTTCTTTTTCGAGAGTGACGATGGCATTCAAGGCAAATCAATTCTGAAAAGCGCAAATTGGACATTGGAATTGGCGGCTGACAGCGACAAGACAGCAAGAAAGTTCTTCAAGAACGGAATGGGTATCAACGGCATTCTTAAATTCAAAAACCTACTGAACGACAAACAAAGAAACGAAATCAAAACCGCATGGTCCAATTCAATGACCACTGGCGAAGGCGGTGTTGCCATATTGGGGAACGATGCCGACTTTATGCAAGTGTCATTTGACCCGAAAACAAGCCAACTATTGGAAAGTAGAGAATTCAATGTCAGCGAGATAGCGAGGTTCTTTGGAATAAACCCATGTATGTTGGGCCTTGATTCAAACTACAATCAAATCGAAGCTGCAATGATTGGCTTCTTACAAGAGTGCCTACAGCCCAAATTGACAATGATTGAACTTGAAATGACAAGGAAACTATTGTTGAGAAGGGAAAGGATGATGGGCTATTACTTTGCATTCGACACGCAAGACCTATTGAGATGCACAAAGAAGGATTTGGCCGAATACCTAACTAAATTGGTCAACAACGGACTGGCCACACCTAACGAATTACGCGAAAAACTTGATTTGCAACCGATTGAGGGAGGCGACAAGGCATACATGCAAACGGCAATGTCACCAATAAATAACATAGTAAAAATGACTGAAAATGAAGGAAATACGCAAGAGTAACGAGAAGATTACGAACACCGACAGACGAATTGAGGGCTATGCCATTGTTTTCAATTCTGAAAGCAACGATTTGGGCTTCATTGAAACTATCAACGAAAGGGCCTTGGATGGTGTAATCGAAAAAAGCGATTGTTTCGCACTTTTGAACCACGATGATTCAAGGGGCATTTTGGCCCGTTCCAAATATGGGGAAGGCACGTTGACATTGACCGTTGACGATATTGGCCTACGCTATGAATTTGAAGCACCAAACACCCAACTTGGGGATGAAACACTTGAACTTATCAAGCGCGGAGACATCGATGGAAGTTCATTCGCATTCACCATTGCCGAAGGTGGCGAGAAGTGGGAAAAGCGCAATGGGAAGTATTACAGAAACATAACCAAAATTGACAGATTGTTCGATGTTTCGCCAGTATACCAACCAGCCTATAACGCAACGACTTGTGTTGCCGATACAAGGGGAATGGATGAGTTGAAGAACGCGGAAAACGAATTGAAAGCCTACTATCAAGAACTTAGGGGCAGAATATCTGACAATAACAGCGATGAAAAATAAACGAAGTATGAACAAATTGGAAATACTTGATGCCATCAACGGCAAGAAAGAGGAAATGAGGGCCATAATTGACGCTGGCGAGGCTGAAGAAAGAAAGTTGACCGAGAATGAGGAAAACAATTTCAAACGCCTTGAAGAAGAGATTAGGGGGCTTAAATTGGAATTAAGAAAAGAAGAGAATAACGAACAAAAAGCAAACAAGAAAATGGAAAAGAGATTTTCAGTATTGGAAGCCATCAACGATGTTTTGAATGGCAGAAAACACGATGAGGATGTGCAAGCCTACCTTGACGAAACCCGTTCAATGGCCGCAAACGCTGGCCTTGCAATGAATGGACAGATTCAAGTTCGCGCTGGCGAGATTGGCACAATCAACGCACAAACCACAACCAACGAAGGCAAGGACACCATAGCAACCGAGACTTGGGACTTACTTACGGCATTACGCGACAAATCCGCAATCGTAAAGGCTGGCGCACAAGTTTACACCAACCTTGTTGGAGATGTCGAAATTCCTATCATGGGCAGCGAAGTAGTGACATTTGCTGGTGAACTTGACAAAGTTAGTGGCGCACCCGCTACATTCAAGAGCGTATCATTGAAACCGCAAAGGGTTACTTGCACAGTGCCGATTTCAAAGACTTGGTTAAGACAGAATTCACCAAAGGTTGAGGCCCAATTAAAGAACAGCATCATAGACGCTATCAATGAAAAGGTCGAAAGGGAAATCTTAGGCGAAAGCAACACTTATTTCGATGGCTTAATGTACGGTGCAGATAGCACAACCGCAGTAACCTACGAGGATATTGTCAACATGGAAACCGAAATCGAAGGGAACAACATGACAACCGTATTCATTTGCGATGCCAAAGCAAAAGGTGCTTTAAAACTTATCCCAAGACAAGAAGGTTCAACAATCGCTGTTTGGGACGGTGGAGAAATTGACGATATGCCAACGTATGTCACCAACGCCATAAAGACAGCTGCTGGCACAAAGGGCAACATCGTTGCCGTTGACGCTTCACAAGTTGTTATCGGTTATTGGGGCGATGTCATCGACTTAGTGATTGACCCATACAGCCGTTCAATGGAAAACATTGTGAATGTCGTGGTCACGACTTATGTTGACAGCGCAGTTGTAAGAGATAGCGCATTCAAAGGCTTGAAATTATCCTAATAACTAATTAAAATCATCCAACAATGTACACTGATTTACAGACACTTAAAGAGCATTTGCGTATTGATGTCGATGTCGAAGACAACTATTTGCTTCAATTGATAGATGCGGCAGAGAATGCCGTTGAAAATCATATCGGTGTGCAATTGTCTGATTTCGTGGAGGAAAGCGGTTATTTACCACCCGCGTTGCAGCAAGCAATTTTAATTATGGCGGGCAATCTATACAATAACAGAGAGAGCGTGGCATATACTTCAACTTATTCAATACCAATGAGTTTGGAGTATATGCTGGCTCAATTCAAGAAATATGATGCCTAACATGAGAGCGGGATTGATGGACAAACGCGCGGAGATTGTCAAGTTGGTTAGAGCCAAAGACATATATGGGGCTGAAACGGTGACCACCGAGAGCAAGGGAATGTTTTGGTGCAACGTTGCCACGAACATTGACGGGCGCGACATTGGGGGCGATAGGGTGCAATACACCGAGATATTGACATTCAAGTTCCGCTTGTTGATACCGTTGGCAAGTGATGACATCATCCGATTCCAAGGTAAGGACTACCGAATAATGAGCGTAAATGACAACCACATTGGGGACTATAAAGAGGTAAAAGCAACGGAGACAGATAGTTATGCCCTTGAACACACAAATATACGTTGACGATTCGCGATTTGTCGCCTTCGTGGATGGAATGAAATCCAAACGAGTTAGGGGACTTGAGAAGCAAGCGTTGAGGAAAACGGGCAATCTGATGAGGTCCGAGGCGGTTAGGTCCTTGAGAAGAGCAAAGGGAAAAGTGTTGTCAAATTCCGAACATGGAAAAGAATGGTACAAAGGCATCAAGGCAAGCGTTGGCAAGGACAAGAACGGAAACCAATATTGGCAAGTCCACATAATGGGCTATTACATGCTGAAATGGTTCGAGAAGGGAACGGTAATAAGACGCACGAAGAAAAGCCGTTATTTGTCCTACCAAAAAAGAACCCTTGACACGATGGGAAACCATGAATGGATACACAAGAGAGGCACCAGCCCACACGCAACGGGACAGATAAAGCCCATTTGGTTCTTCAAGACAGCGGCAGACAGAAACAAGGATAGGTTGGTGGAGAACATGCAATCCGAATGGAAGAAAATAATAGTGAAAGAATTCATAAAGAAGAATGGTATTTAATTTTGGTGACATAGTATATGACGCATTGGTCGAGGCCGTTGGGGGCGAAATCGATGTATATCCGTTGGTAAACCCCGATGAAAACGGTAAGTTGCCGTTCATTGTCTATCGAAGGAGCGGATACAGCCCCGACTATTCCAAAGGGCTTTACGCGAAGATAGACACTTACTATTATTCAATTGCCATTGTCAGCGACAAGTACAAGGATGGGATTGAGATTGGGGACAAGGTGATAAACGCGATAATGGCGTTGACTGGCAAATCCATAGATGGAAAGCATATACAAAGCGCGGAAGTTACAAACGCCACGGAATCGGTAGGGGACGACATCTTGTTTGTCCAAGACATTGATTTTCAAATAAAAATAACGAGATAAACAATATACAACAATGAACACGATTTTAGGTCAGAATTTAGGCTTATTCATTGACAACCAAGTAATTCACGGCACTGGTGCAACAACTGGCGACACTTGTTTCGCATTCGCCACAAATTGCACGCTTGACTTGAACGTTGATGCCATCGACATTACTTCGAAGGACAGCGGTTCGTGGGCAGACTCGCTCCCTAATCGTAAGTCATTCAGTATCAGCACCGATTGCCTTTACAGCGAGGACTATGACGCTATGATGCTGATGGCAATAAACAGAACCGTTTTCAAGGTCAGATGGTGCAGCGCAATAAACACAGAGGCAAACAACATGGTCAGCCACACGGCAAGCCATCAAGTTGGCGAAGGCCATTATGCATTCTATGAGGGCAACGTATTCATCGACAGCATTTCGGCAAGCGCTGGCAATGACGAGGCCGGCAACTTCAGTTGCACAATGACGGGCAAGGGCCAATTGAAGGTCATCGACAAGGATGGCAACGTGTTTGAGGGTTCTACAAACACACTTCCCGGACAAAGCGACACACAAGGCTAAAGCGGTAGGAGGAAAAATAGTATGATTTTGGCGATTGTCTTAAAAGGGCATTCGCCTTTTTTTGTATATAAAAATAATAATTAATTATAATTCAATATGTTATGAAGCGATTTGCAAAACAACTGCAAGCGGGCAATACGGTAGAGTTGCATTTCAACTATGCCGTAAATGACGAAGCCGCAGACTTTGAGGCTGGCGACAATCTCATTATCGCAATCTATAACATCAACAAACGTTGCCTTTATAGTGCAAGCATTGAGGATGGGAAGATTGTGAAAGGTGAAATCGAAGGCGACTACATTTGCACCATGAATTTCGAGGATACGGTCAATATGCCCGACAGAACCATTATGGAATTGGTGGTCAAGGACAAGAACGGTGTGGTGAAGCATACCGAGGATGATGTAATGATTTTTTGGAACAATAATAATATCAATGACTTTGTAAGATAATGGCAAACAAGTACACTATAGATTTGAATGTTCCCGAAACCGATGAACAAATTAGCCTTATGATTGGGGACGTTTACCAAGGTCCACAAGGGCCACAAGGCGAGAAAGGCGAAAAAGGCGACAAGGGCGAGAAAGGCGACAAAGGAGACAAGGGCGAACAAGGCAACCAAGGCCCACAAGGTGAGCAAGGCCAAATCGGACCAACTGGACCGTCATTTGAATTGGACTATAGCGTTGTGGCGGCAACGTTGGCTGGCCGTGGACTTATCCCAAACCAACAAAACGACAACAAACTTGATGTTGAACTTGGTGGCGGATTGAAGTTCCTTGCAAATTCAAAGGTGATGGTCAACATAGGCAACAACGAGGATTCACCCGCAAGCGGATTGACATTCAC